GAGACCACGGTCGAAGTGCCTCTCAGAAGGTCTCACAGGCCATCTGTAGGCTCTGGGACGGTGAAGATGGTCCTGTTCTCCAACCGGGAGATCGTAGAACCTCTGTTACAGGCGATAAAATAGTCTGGCATGGAGATGGATGGAAGGTGGAAGAATGAGACACGTTATCTTTCATCGAACCCAAATCATTGCAATGATGGCAGTGTTGAAAGAATTCCCCGATATCGTGGGAGTTGATTTCACTTATGTTCCTGAAACAATGGAACCTTTGGCGATGACTTATCTTTGGGAGGATGAAGAATGACCTCTGAGCCTAGGCTCTGAGGTCTAATTAGTTCCCCACCATTCAGCATAAGGATGTGTAGGGTCTGGCATCATACCTTGGCCAGTTTCTTTGGCATATACATTGGTTCCCGCTGGAACACCTGCTGCGTTGTTCGCTACTGCTCTGTTGCCTTGTGTTATTGCAGCAAGGTTTGAAGGAATGGATGCAATGGTTTTCGCTTTGTCTAGATCGAAGGGATCGGTATAGAAGTCCACCGCTGCCTTAGCGCCTTCTTTTCCGAAGAGAGCATAAGATACACCAGTGCCAACAAGTGCACCAGCAACTACGGCACCCGCTAGATAGAGAGATGGTACCATCGACAAACGATACAAGTTACTTCCAGTTAAGACCAATCCCCGCCACCCAACCGCCCCTGCGGTTCTCCATCCGATTGCCCTAATAATGGCGGAGGCTCCTAATGTGATTCCAGTGGCCGTAACTGCTCTCTTTGGCGATTGTCCACTATACAAGATGCCGACACCGATGCCAACGGGTATCTGCCACATACTCAACCCTGCGTTGCTAGTTCGTAGTCTCTGCGTAAACGCATGATGTAATTTAGATCGGGTTCTTCGATTGCTGTGCCTACACATTGGAAGCAAGCTTGAGGAATGGTTAGGGGGTGTGCGTCAGTGTCACCAAAGGGACGAACGTATCGAGTTAGATGGATACGACTAGCAGAAGTTCCAATTCCTTCACCCCAGATTTGAGTATTGAATACTTGTTGAAGATCTGCACCCGACCAAGAGTTATCATGATAGAGTCCTCGGGTTCTCGCCCATAGAACTTGGTCCATATCTTGAACTGAACGATTGTAACCGGGCGCATACAGAATTGAATTACTCAAAGTGGCTAAGTTTAGGTCATCATCGGTCAGTTCCACCTTAGAAAAGACATCGTTGATGGCGACTCCTGATCCACCACTGAAGATGTGAGTGTCCTCGGTAACTTGTGCAGACTGCAAAAAGAAAGTTAGAGCCTCTCTTTCCAATCCACCGAGATCAATATACCCTCTCCATCTGAAGATGAAGGTAGCCCCTGCATTTGAAGGTACGATATCCCAACCTTCTCCTTGGTAGGCGAAGGCAAGAGTTCCCGCTGAAGATGTCCCAACCATTCCATCGACAATTTTGTTTAGAATTCGGGGGGTATCGGTTAGTGCTTCAGGCATTGTATCATCTCTTGGCTAGTTTGTGGGCTGCTTTCTGAGCATTCTTGAATCCGTTGGTCTTCCACGATCCGTTCTTCTTCTTGAATCGACCTGCAACCTTACGAAAAGCAGCGCCATATCGCTTAGAATACGCGCTTGCTTTCCGCTTGGGTTTGGGGGACGGGGGGGTGGTTCCTGCTTTGACTCCTTGACGACGTAGAGTTTCGGGAAGATTGGTGGATGCAGTGAGAGCAGCGTGGTAACCGTCTCTGAATCCTTTGTGGTAGATACGTTCCTCTTCATCATAGGATGTAGGCACTCAAAGCACCTCAGTTGTCGCTAGCCGTGGACTGAATCGCTATTGCCATCCAGTCTTTGGTTGAGAGTTTGACTACTCTGCACTTGATTCTTGCAGTGACATAGACATCAACTGCCCCAATTGCGGTGTTGTCTGGACCGGCTACCAAGTAGAGAGAATCATTGACAACTAGGAAGGCCTCTGAAAGTGCTGATGGGCCAAAGTTGTCCGGGTAAATGTCGGTTACATGAGAAGCAATGTTATTGCTATCATCGATTTGAAGTGAGCCACTAGCAATTAGTGATTGGTCATCTGCTCTGACAAAGAGAGTCCCGGGGTTTAGATCGGAAAGTTGAACACCAATTGCACCATTGCCTGCCACCATTGCATCAACGCTTGAACCAAAATCTGGGGATGCTTGATAGATGAAGTCCACGGATTCGATTGCCACCGCTTGACCGGTAGGGACGTTTACGTATGCTCCAAGGTCGATTGTGCCTTGAACACGGGTGCCCGAAGCCATTGCGAGGGGTAATGTCACGGTTTCTGTGAGGTAAAAACTACCTGTCTTTGCTGTTGCCATATCGTCAGGGTGTTACAATCTCGCTAATAAACATTACATTCTGTATTAGAACTATAATCTTCTTTGGTTCACCAAGACTTCTATAACGAACCCACCACCCTAAACCCTAGCGCTAGCCATACCATATAGACGTATCTCGATCTAACTTAGGGGGGGGGGTATCTTTCTGTGGGTTATTGTTAACTTCATAACTTCATATAGTAGGGACTTACCTCAGACGTTTATGGGAGCAGACATAACCCGGATAGAGGCCTTGCAAGAAAGAGTGATGAACACTGCGTGCAGTTGTGAATCGATCAACGAACGCCTAGAGAGACTAGGTATGGACGAAAATGATGGAGAGGGTGTGTGTTGCGCTCGCTGTTGTTACTGTCATTGGGATAAGTTGGTCGAACAAATTCAGTGGAGAGAGAAGGATGGGATATAATGCCAGTAGTTAGCGTCAACCTAAGCGACAATGCCTATGAAGTGTACCGAATGTGGCGAGACCACGGTCGAAGTGCCTCTCAGAAGGTCTCACAGGCCATCTGTAGGCTCTGGGACGGTGAAGATGGTCCTGTTCTCCAACCGGGAGATCGTAGAACCTCTGTTACAGGCGATAAAATAGTCTGGCATGGAGATGGATGGA